GACCCGAAGATGCAGGAACTGTTATCCCAGTCGCCGAATGTTCAAGCCTTACAGGGAGCGTTTGCGTCTCACGTTACTGAACACATCGCTTTCCAATACCGCCGAGAAATAGAAAAACAACTCGGTGTGGAGTTACCGCCGATTGGAGACCCCCTTCCAGAAGATGTGGAAAAACAATTATCAGCCCTAACCGCAGCCGCCGCCGAAAGACTGTTGGGCAAAGACCAAGCCGAAATGCAGATGCAACAAATCCAAGAACGTATGGAAGACCCAGTTATTCAGATGCAACAAAAGGAATTGGCAATCAAGGAACAAGACGTGCAGCGTAAGGCTTTAGAGGCTCAGGCTAGAATACAGGCTGACTTGCAGAAAGCTAGGGATCGTAACGAATTAGACGCTGAAAGAATTGACGCTCAAGAACGTATAGCGGGAGCTAAGATCGGAGCGGATTCAGCGAAACAGGCTTTGGAAGCGGAAATGGAAGGAGAGGAAATCTCCAGCCGAGAACGCATCGAAGGAGCAAAAATAGGAGCAGAAGTGGCAAAAGAATTAATGAAAGAAGACGATGGCTGATGCCTCGTATGAAAACAGTTTTGATTACTTACGCAAAGTATTGCGTAATAAAATGAACGAAATAGCCGACAACATCTCTACTGGAGGTGCTGTTGACTTTCCCGAATATAAGCGAATGTGTGGGATCATCGAAGGTCTCGCTACTGCTGAACGGGAGTTGCTCGATCTTCAAGAGAAGATAGAGCATTCGTAACGTCCGTAAGGACGCAGGGGGAACTACGACCCCTCGTGAAGTCGTTGCAAAAGGAGAGAAAATGGAAGCAGAAATAGCTACCAACGGAGACGGTGTAGAGGAAGAGGTTACTACCGCTTCACAATTACCCGAACCGTGCGGTTGGAAACTTCTGATTGCAATTCCCGAAGTTGAAGATAAAACCGAAGGCGGTATTATCAAATCAACGGAGGCGATGCAGGAAGAAGGCTTATCCACCGTGGTTGGCTTTGTTATGAAACTAGGACCATTAGCCTATCGAGATATTGTCAGGTTCCCTACGGGACCGTGGTGTCAAGAGGGCGATTTTATCTTAATGCGAGCGTATTCTGGAACAAGAATTAAAATTCATGGGAAAGAGTTCCGTTTAATTAATGACGACACCGTGGAAGCGGTTGTCGATGATCCTAGAGGAATAGCCAAAGTATGAATATAGAAGCTAACCAAGAGACCACAGAAGAGAAAGTAGAGGAAAAGGTCGATTTACCTCTCGATGAATTTGGGTTCGCAGAACCCACCACCATTGAGAGTCCCGATAAATCCGATATTGAAATCGAAGTGGTCGATGACCGTCCCGAAGGGGATCAGGTCACAAAGAAAGACCCAGACGCTAAAGCCCACGAGGAAGAGCTTGAGGACGTTAGCGGCAGGGTACAAAAACGTATTGATAAACTCAAATACGATTACCATGAGGAACGCCGAGCTAAGGAGTCGGCAGAACGAATGCGGGATGAAAGTGTTCGTTATGCCCAGCAAGTTGCTCAACGAAACCAAGAACTTCAGGGTGTTTTAGCTGAAGGAGAAAAGGTTTTTGTTGAGACAGCCAAGTCCAAGGCACAAGGAGATTTGGATTCGGCAGAAAGGGATTATAAGTTGGCGTATGAAGCAGGTGATACCGATGCCGTAACACAAGCTAATAAACGCATGATGCAAGCTCAGTCTCATTTGATGCAGACAGAGCAATTTGTGCCAACTGAACCTCAACAACAGCCTACTGCTCCACAGCAACGGGCAGTTCCGCAGCCAGACCCGAAAGCACAGGCTTGGTTGCAAACAAATACATGGTTTGGTCAGGACAAAGAAATGACTTCTTTTGCGTATGGCGTACACGAGAAACTCGTGACTGAAGAAGGCGTTAGTCCAATGACCGATGAATATTACGAGAAGGTAAACGCTCGTATGAGACAAGTATTTCCAAATAAATTTGATGGGGAGGAAACCTCTCGGCAGACTGCGACCCATCAAAGCACATCGACAGTAGTCGCTCCTTCCACACGGAACAATAGCGGCAAACCTCGCAAAATGCAGCTTACTGCCACTCAGGTCTCTCTCGCAAGGAGACTTGGGTTAACACCAGAGCAATACGCCAAACAACTCATAAAGGAGATGTCATAATGGCTGAAAATGAAGAGCGTAGGTTAAGCGGGGAAGACCCATCCCGTGAATCACCAAAAGAGAGGGAAGACGTACAACGCCCCTCTGACACTTGGGTCCCACAAGGCGTTTTACCCGAACCAGAACCGCAGGACGGTTATGTGTTCCGATGGATCAGGACTACCAGTTTAGGTCAATCGGATAACACTAATGTGTCTATGCGTTTTAGGCAAGGATGGGAACCCGTGAAAGCGGAAGACCATCCCGAACTGAAGATCGTGTCAGATCACGATTCTGCGTTTGAAGGTAATGTCGAAGTGGGAGGTTTATTACTTTGCAAATGTCCCGAAGAAATTGTGCAAAAACAACGTGATCACAATATTGCGATGGCAAAAGCACAAATGGACGGGGTGGAAAGCAATTTAATGAACGAAAGTGACCCCAGAATGCCCATGTTAAATCCTGAGCGTTCTACTAAGGTCACATTTGGTGGCGGTTCTAATAAATAAGAGCAGTTTTAATTATTAGTATCGCTTTGGTTTAGTACAAAAGCGTAAAGCAAGGAGAATAGGATGGCAGCTTCAGCAGCCCCTTATGGTGCAAGAGCTATCGGTACTCTCAGTGCGAGCGGTTCCTTTTCAGGAAAAGTTCAGCACATAAAGATTGTCGATCAGTATGCCGTTAATATCTTCTACGGAGACTTTGTAAAACTTGTGTCTACTGGAACTATCCAGAAAGATGCAGGTACAACTACATTGACTTCTGTAGGAATATTTGTCGGCTGTTCTTATACACCAAATTCGACTGGTCAAAAAACGTTTGGACAAATGTGGACAGCGAGCACCAACTGCTCAACGGAAGATGACATCATGGCGTATGTAATTACGGACCCTGATGTTGTTTTCCAGATGCAAGGTGACGCATCCTGTGCCCAAACGACTCTTGGCAACAATGCAGCAGTAGTACAAACCTCTGGTTCAACAACTTTAGGTCGCAGTAAAAATGCGTTAGATGCTAGTACAGCAGCAACCACAAAGACCCTACCACTCAGAATCATTGACTTTGTTAATGGTCCTGACAGTTCTGTAGGTGATTCTTTCACGGACACCATCGTAACTTTCAATTCGTTGGGTGCCACTGGTGCTTCTGTTACCACTAACCATCAATACCGTGACCCCCTAGGTATATAAGGAGAATAACAAATGGCTATTTCAAGAGCACAGATGTTGAAGGAACTTTTGCCTGGGTTGAATGCACTTTTCGGACTTGAATATGACGGTTACGAGGACGAATCTGCTTTAATGTATGAAAACGAATCTTCAGATAGAAGTTTCGAAGAAGACTTAAAATTAAGTGGATTTGCTCAAGCCCCAGTCAAGGCTGAAGGTGGTGCAATAAGCTATGACTCTGCACAAGAGTCCTTCACAGCAAGGTATACCCATGAAACGATTGCGATGGGATTTGCGTTGACCGAAGAAGCGATGGAGGATAACCTCTACGATTCCGTGTCAGCAAGATACACCAAAGCACTCGCTAGAGCGATGGCGTATACCAAGCAACAGAAGGCAGTTTATCCGTTGAACAATGGGTTTAGTGGTGGAGCCTTTAAAACAGGCGATGGTGTTACATTATTTAACACCTCACACACACTAGTCTCTGGTGGAACAGTATCAAATACTTTCTCAACTCAGGCTGACCTCAATGAAACATCGTTGGAAAATGCAACGATCCAAATTGCGGGTTGGACTGATGAAAGAGGTCTTTTGATAGCTGCAAAGCCACGCAAACTAATTATTCCTCCGAATAGTATGTTTGCAGCGACAAGACTGCTAGATACCCCTGGTAGAGTCGGCACAGCCGATAATGACATCAATGCCCTCAGAAGCATGGGTGTGATTCCTGACGGTTATGCCGTCAATCATTACCTGACTGACACTAACAGTTGGTATCTAATAACAGACGTTCCCAACGGTCTGAAACACTTTACTAGAACTCCTCTGGAGACTAGTATGGACGGTGATTTTGACACTGGTAACGTGCGTTACAAAGCCCGTGAAAGATATTCTTTCGGGGTGAGTGATTATCTAGGCATCTTCGGATCGTCTGGTTCATCATAATAATTTAGGGGGCGGTTTCGAGTTCCGCCCCTTATTTTTTTCTAGGGATTTTTTAATGTCTATAGACTGCCCTAGCAGACTTGCCAAGACTATAGATTTATTTAGGAGACTAAATTATGGCAAACACAACATTTAATGGACCAGTCAGGTCGGAGAATGGTTTTGAACAAATCAGCAAAAACTCCACGACTGGTGCTATTACAACCAATTTAGATATTGACTCTAGTGGTAATATTACTACCACAGGTTATTTATCTGCTTATTCAAACGTAAGTAGCATTACCAGTGCTACTAAAAGTGTTGAGTCAACTGATTCAGGTACTGTCTTTACCCTTAACAGGGCAGCAGGTATTGTAGTTACATTACCGACTGCCGCAGCAGGGTATAACTATACCTTTATAGTGGGTACAACTTTTACAGGTGCAGGACAGATCAATACGGATAATGCCAGTGATTTATTCTCTGGTTTTGCCACGATCTTTGATCCAGCAACTGCATCAGATAATAATACTTTTATTCCTGATGCCAGTGATGATGACACAATAGATTTAGGTACAGCAGGACAGGGTTGGCTGGTGGGCGGAATTATCCGCTTAGTAGCAACTTCTGCGTCTGTATGGCATTGTGAAGCATTCTTGCATGGGGACGGTACATTAGCGACTCCATTCGAGTAAACTAGGAGATAACTTATGGCTGATGCAGTAACATCACAGACCATTCTTGACAGTGGTGGGCGAGACCTAGTAATGAAATTTACCAATATTAGCGATGGCACGGGAGAAAGTGCGGTTGCTAAGATTGATGTTTCTGCACTAACGTCCAGTGCCATAACGGGACAGTCGTGTAACCGAGTTGTCTTGCAAAGGATTTGGTTCAGTAATGTGGGTTTAGGCTGGTCATTGTATTGGAATGCAACTTCCAATATGTTTATCTGCCAATCCCCTAAAGACTGGACTGATACTTGGGATTTTACGGATAGCAGTCAAACGCTACCTGGGATTCCCAATAATGCAGGATCGGGTATTAACGGCGATTTGTTGTTAACGACCAACGATCATACGAGTGGCGACACTTACAGTATCGTTATCTGGGCAACGAAAGGTTATACCAATCCTAGTTAGTGCCATTAAAGAAAGGTAAATCCAAAAAAGCGGTTTCCTCAAATATCAGGCGACTGCGAAAGGAAGGATATCCTCGTAAGCAATCGGTAGCGATTGCCTTGAGTAAGGCGAGGAAATCCAAAAAGAAAAAACCAAAAAGAAGAAGGAGAAAATAGTGCCAGGATTATATAGCAGAAGAAAGGCGATCAGAGAAGGTATAGATTGGACCAAAGAGACTGACTACGATCCAAGAGATAAAAAGAAGCAGGGTTATGATGCCCGCCTCGATGAGTCTCTGGGAGCAAGAGAAGGTAAAGAAAGTACGAAAAGCCAAAGTTATAAGTCGAGACGGGACGAAAGCAAGGGAGCTGAAAAAGCTGCTGGCAAGAGAGCCTATCAATCTATAGACAAGTAATAAATGGCAACGAGTAGTACCAATACCTTTAATCTGGATATTGGCGAGATAGTCGATGAAGCCTTTGACCGTGCGGGTATGGAAGCTCGTACTGGTTGGCATTACAAGACTGCCAGACGCAGTTTAGACCTGATGATGCTGGAATGGCAGAATCGGGGGCTTAATCTATGGACAGTATCGGGACCGACTTCGCAGACTTTAACTGCGGGCACAGCATCGTATACCCTTGATTCTTCAGGGAATACAGTTGATCTCATAGAATACAATTTAAGAACTAATGACGGCGATAGTGGGAGTCAAACAGACTACACACTACGCCGTATTTCTATACCTGAATACGCTGATTTCCCTAATAAACTCACCGAGTCACAGCCCACACAGATTTTAATTAACCGTAATACGTCATCGTTGACGGTGGATTTGCTCCCCGTTCCCGATGATTCCCAGACCTATAAACTGATCTATTACAGTTTAAGATTGATTTACGATAGCGGTTCACCCGCTAGTTACAACATGGACGTACCCAAATTATTCCTACCCGCATTGGCAGCAGGTCTTGCTTACTATGTGGCGATGAAGTTTCCGATGGATGCGGCAGACAGGTTGCCTTTTTTAAAGCAGGAATACGAACAACAGTTTAATTTAGCAGCAGAAGAGAACAGGGTTAAAGCTCCAATTCGCTTT